GGCAAGAAGGAGAGTGTTCTCCGTCTGGCATTGTCCACCATCCACCTCTACGATCAAAAACTGAATAGCCTAATCTTAAGCTGATCGCTTCGATCTCTGCTCTTGTATAAAGTCTATCTAATTCCATAAGACGCGCACAGAATTGACGCGATGGATGCTCAGCAGAATTACGCTGTCCAGAAGGAATCGATGAACGCCACTCATAAGAATAGCGGACCATGAAGCTCCTTGTCGATGGCTTAGTGTCAGTGATTTCAGATAGGGGAGATGTCAAGATTCTTTCAACAGTTCCGCGCACGTTTGTGGACTTAATTAATCCGCGCTCCTGCAAGCTATCCATTACCTTGTTAATGATCGCTAGATCCGTCTTAATAGTTCCAGCGATAATCTCTGGAGTGATTCGCTTATCCTTTTGGATTAAGTCCAAGACGTTAGCCTCTAGGCGTGTCAGTTCTTGCTCTGCGAAGTCTAAATTCATCGCCTCTTCTAAGTCATTAGGCGAAGCGGAGAACGTGTCTCTAGTGCGAAATATGGAGTAATTAGATTTGCTCTCTCCGAACTGCGCGAATATGTCAAGGACATCGTCCTCGCTGAATCGTAGATTAGTAGCAGAAGGAGCGGCGCTCTCTGGCTCTCCGCCTCCTTGCTCTTGTGTCAAGCCCACTAGTGATCGGATCTCGTTTTGAGTCATTGATTCTAGCACCTTGTTAGCTACTAATGGGGATAAACTATTAATCGCATTGATTACATCTTGAGCTGTTCCAGTTGTATTTGGTTCTAGCTTAGGCGCTCCAAGCTTCTCGCGGATCTCGTCTTTAGTTAAATTCTGTGCGATTGTAGCCTCAGAGAACTCCATGCCAATCGGCTCGACTGGAATTATTTGTAGCCCATCGATAGCACCGCGTAATTTGGCAAGTAAACTGAATACTTGTTCCTGATATATTTGCTTATCATTGACGTAAGTGTTTTTAAATATCTCATAAGAATCGCGCATTTGCTGGCGTGATCCTAATTGCCCAGGTGTAGCAATACCGAATAAATCAGGAGACGTAATCTGGTGTCCAGCGTACACGTTTTTCTCGATGATCTTATCGACATTAGCAAAGTCCTCCTTCGTAATATCAGAAGCTCCAAGGTCCTCAATGATTGGCTTTCTTGAAGCGTCATTCACAAAGGAAAGAATGAACTTCTTACCGTCGGATCCTGAGAATCGATCAGTAAATTTTCTTTCTACCTGGCGCTTCTCTTCATCTTGTGGCTCACCATTAGGAAGCGTGATTAATTTAGAAGCACTGAAGCCGGTCTGTGCATTTCCTAGGACGTGCTTAGAGACTTCGATGTCTGACTCAATATAATTCAAGGCGCCCATGTAACCAGGCAAAGAATAAGCCGATAGGTTAGGACGATATTCTTTTAAATAAAGTATCTGAGTTCCGACTGGAAGCTTATCATTAAACGCGTTGTAAATATCGCGCTTGTATTTATTGTCAGCCCAGTTTTCAGAATACCAGAACTGTGTATTATCGTCGTTTGTGCGGACCTTAGTATAGTCTAAGTGATAGATTTCTGAAATCTGGCCAGCTACTTGTGACCAGATAACTTGAAGATAAGCGCCTCCGAATAATTCGACGTCTGTAGAAACCTTCTTTAGGATGTCATTAAGAGATTCGAATGGATTAGGCTTGTCAATAAATTGCTTTGCAACCTCATCGGCTTCGTCTATTGGCTTAAATCCGTTTCCAGTGATGTAATTTACCTTGCTTTTAATTATCGCATTGTGCTTAGCTGATTTAGTAAACAGATCGACCAGGTAATTAGGGTAATCATTCTTCTTTCCGAACTCAATGTATCCACCATTCTCGCCTTTTTTCTCTGTATATTCTGGCTGTCTGGCCTCCGCAAAGGTTAGAACGTTCAAGAAATTCGTTGTATTGCTCATATATCGCGCACTATAAAGGTATTATTCGTTTGGTTGTAAGTAGTGAACTCGAATTCTGTCGCATTTTTAAGCGACATTTGCCCCACTTCTAGCAGGTTTGTAGCTAAAGCAGGATTCAAATTAGAGCTTGATGTCTGCTCATAGATAGCATAAGTATATTCTCCGCTGTCATAGTTAGCGAAATAGCTATTTGTCACTATATTAAAAGCGTTAAATCTGTCTTTATAACTAGACAGATCAGCGTTGTTTAAAATGACAAATGCCTTTGTGTTATCTGTAGCCCTGGATGTAAAGTAGAATAAGTAATTAGGCGCTGAAAGAGTTTGCTTCTCCTTAAGCGTCACCACTACTTTAGTCGTTTGTCCTTTAATAAAGTGAATCATCTTTAATAAATAGCAAAGCAAAGTTATTTTATAAAACAAAAAAAAGAGGAGGCTTTCGCCCCCTCCCCGTCTAACCAAACGACTATCTTATTAGGTCAATAAACCTGCAATAATTCCGCTTGCTACTTCTGGAGCTAAAGCCTTTTCAGAAGCTGAGAAAGTCAATGTATATCCAGAACGATCTCCGTTAGCCGTACCGGTTGCACCGTTACCGCCTGACATATTGATGCCAGAAACCTTACCAAGATACCAATACTTTCCATTGTTATCGCCTACAACAGCGACCAAAGTATTCTGTGCTAATAAAAGAATTTCATTTCTTGTGTTAGCTTGCAATTTGTTCAGAATGATAGACAATTCTTGAGCGTAGAATACAGTTCCGTTTTGCACGTTAGCGTTTACGTTCTCAGTCAAAGAAGAAGTTCCAGGAACTAATTCATACTTTCTAAAAACTTTACCGCTTGCCTTAGTAATAGCAGTGATTACACCGCTCGCCTCAGTCGTGCTAGATACGTTACCTTTTTCGATGAAGTAAACTTCAGTTATTCCGCCTAATGAATCTCTACAATCTAGGGTATATCCCTGAGTTAAAGCACATGGCATAATTTTGAATTTTAAAAGGTTAAAATTAGGGGAGTCCAATCCAATGGAATCTCCCCGAACTTATTGGTAAGAATTAAACTAAGATGAAATCAACCATCTCAGCAGGGAAAGCGATTTGAACGCCAGCCTTGAACTCAGCTACGAAGCGAACTTGATCAGCTTCTTTAGCGAAGAACAATTCGAAACGCTCTTGCTCATCTAATAAGTCAGTGCCAAAGTACATGTTAGAAACGCGACCACCGTAGATCTTAGAAGTTCCATTCAAACCTTGAACCGCGATAACTTTCACAGTTGTACCTGGAAGCATCAATTCAGAATCAGCCTTGCCATCAAAGTTGTAAGCGAATAAATTCGCGTTCTTTAATGCGATTGTGTAAGTACGGAATACGTCCATTCCTACGAAGATAGAAACATCATCCTTCGCTACGATTTCAGCAGGTAATGCCTTGTAAACTGCATCGATTACGTTGATTACGTTAGATGTAGTGATACCAGCAGAAGCAGCTAATGGAGTACCGTAGAAAGTAGTCGTGTTAGCGTGGATTACTGAAGCAGAAGCAGCAGCTACTAACTTAGCGAAGCCGTCAAACTTGTTTAAGTTTCCGTTTGCTGAAGCAGTATCTCCTTGCCATGCAGCGATTTCTAATTGAGCAGCGATCTTATCAGCCTTACGTTGTGAGTACTCAGCAGCGAAGATGATTGAATCATAAGAAGAACCAGCAGGTAATGCCTTCTGTAAATACTTAGACTCTAAATCTTTCGGGCATAAAGCCTCGTTTACTTTGATCTTTCCTACAGTCAAAGTGCGCTGTGTGAAAGTTGTTGTGCCAGAAGCATTGAATCCGCAAGAAGAACCATCTTGGAAGAACGCGTCTGTGTCCATGATGTTTACTGTCTCAGCTGATTTTACGCCTAACATTACGTTTCCTTGATCCTTGATCAAAGAGATTGTCTTTGCTCCTAATACTGAAGATGCAACTAATTGCGTTGCGTTCTCCTCTGTATAGTTAGCCAATGAAGATACTACAAATCCCATGTTTTTTGTTTGTTAAATTGTTATTTTAAATTTTTTACTTTGTTCAAAAATCTTTCGATTTTTTCATCTCTTTTCTCTACTTGAGAGAATGAATTTTTAGGAGCCTGGATTGGATTAGCGCTAGGAGTTGAAGCCAAACCTAAAACTACGTCAGATAGATCATTGATCGCTTGAGAGAATTTACCCTCGATTGATGCGATCTTAGCTTTTAAAGCTTCGTTCTCTGACTTTAAGTTTTCGATAGTGCCATCAATTTCGTTGAACTTATCTTCCTTATCGTCTCCCATTGGAATTTCTTCCACTACGTCCTCAATCGGTTCCATTTCTGCCTGAGGTGTCTCAATGCCTTCCACTTTACCGCCTACAGTTGTCACCATAGTACCGTCTACTAGCTCATGCTCACCGTCTGGAGCAGGAGAAGCATTTCCGCTTTCATCTACTAGCATAGCCTCAGCGCCAATCTCTAAACCACTTAAGTCAATCTTCGATCCGTCTTTAAGATCGTAGGTTTCAAAAGATAATTGAGTGACCGGTGCAGATTCTTCGCTAGTCTCCATTTGAGGCGCTTCGTCTTCTGAAGCTAGCATCAAGCGGATTTTTTCGATTCCTTCTTTTACTGTCATGTTTGTTTGTTTTTTTACTACGTTTATAAATAACTAATTACTAAATACTTTATACTTTAAACTTTGCACTCCTTTAAAATCTTAGCAATTTCTGACCAGAGCTTTTCTTCCTTAGTCATCTCGCCAGGTTGCTTTTTGTAATTGAATAACCCTTCGACGCTGAAGCCTTTAAATTCCCCGGACTTTACCTTTGTCCAGACGTCATCATTATCGATCGAATAAGAGGCAAAAGCGGAGCCGTCAGGTGCATCCTCAAATCCCTTCATTGGTTTGATTCCTCTCGACTCATCCGTGATCCATATCTCAAACATTGTCACGCCATCGACCACCTGGTTAGGATCGTGCATCAAATTGACGTTTGACGTGTATCCCTTCTGGAACATCTTTTTAACAATCTTGTAAATCGTATCCTTTGGAAAGGAAACGAAATACTCTTGGCCATTATCGTTTCTGTAGATAGGCGTATCCGCTAGCATGATCGGACCTGAGATGATGCGACGCTCTTCGTCTTGGATCTCAAAGTTCATGCGATCCTCTTTGAAGCGAAGGAAGTTTCTCTCGATTGCTGGCTTGTCTACCAATGCAACAAAGTCCACCTCGGATCCGTCCATTAGGTCCTCATTAATTTCTAGTAAATAAATAGGTAAATTCATTCTTTATTTTTTAGTTAAAATCTTGATGCTTTTTCAATACGTTCGATTCGCTTCTGTGATCCGGTGATGTCACTCTCTACCACATAGGCGCGCGTGGTTACGTTTGAAATAGTATTTAGTGATCGCTGGTCTAGTGTAGTAGCAATAGGCTCCATCCCTCTAGGTGCAATCGGTGCGCCTGCTCCTGCGCTTGGTGCTGGTCCTAATCCTGCTGAAGATCCTCCACCACCACCTCCTGGAACTGAGTTAATAATTGATCTAGCCTGACCGATATTTGATAAAATTGTAATAATACCAGTCGCATACTTTGCAAATCCAGATATACCTCCAGACGCTATATTGTCAGGCGTTGGAGCCGAACTTGTAGCCACTAAGTTGGAGATAGCAATACCGGTATTTATTGCAAGCTGAGCCAATGACAAAGCCTTTTGTGTTGCAGTTCCTTGCTCTGCCAAACCAGCCAAAGCTCCAAATATGTCAGCAGTTGCTTTTAGATTGTTTATCTTAGCTTGTTTTTCTGCCTCAGATATTTTTATATTCTTATCGCTTTGAGCCTTTAGGTTTTTAGTGTTCTGCTCTTCGCCTTTCTTAATGATCTGGACAGTCTCTTCTGTAGTTGCAGATAATTGCTCTAATTCCGACTGATCATATTTTTTCTGGATTTCTAAAAGAGCCTCATTCCTTGCCTCTTCAATTACTGCCTCATCGCCTCCGAATTTAATACGGTCCTCTAATTGCTTTGTATATTTAGCATTGACAGCCTCAATCTCTTTCTGTTGATCAGACAAGAATTTATCAGCGTTTCTGTTTCTAATTGCTTCATCTTCTTCTGCTATTCTTTGCTGATTCTTTTTAAGCTCAGCCGCTGCCTCCTCTGCTTTCTTATCTGCATCCTCCTTATCTTTCTTTGCTTTAGCATCTGCTTTATCTTTAGCTTCTTTATTATCTTTAGCTACCTGCTCATTCCTTGTTCTATTAGCATCTGCTATCGACTTATTATATTTTAAATCAATTACTACTAATTCAGTTTTAAGCTCGCGGAATTTTTTCATTTCCTCTTCGCTTAATTTACCGGTAGCCTTTAGCTTTTCTCTTAGGACATTTAAGTCATTAACGACTAACTGCTTTCTCTTATCAGAAAGAACTTTCTCACTAGCGCCTGAAGCTTCTAATAGTTTGATTTCGCCTTCTAATGTTTCCTTTCGTCTCTCTGCTGTCTTGGTAAATTTCTCCAAAGCTCTGTCTGCTTCGTTTGTAATCCCTACAAAGTCAGTCACTTTTGTAACTATTTCCCCAAAGATTTTACCTACATTCCCCAGCCCAGGGATTAATCTAAGTGCCGCCGCCTTGATAGCATCAAAGTTTGTGACAATTAAACCCAATGCAACAGCAAAAGCACCGATACCAGTGGCAATCAAAGCCCCTCGCATAGTGGTAAAGGCAGTCACTGCGGCCGCTCTGATCGCAGTAAAGCCAGCAACCACATTAGTCTTAAGGACTAAACCTAAGTTTTTGAATCCATCGATCGAAGCAAGGACCGTATTTAGTCCTTCAGATAGAGCTAAAGCGGACTGAACTTTTAGGAGTTGCTTTTCTACCTCAGCAGATTCCACACCCACTAAGGCTAAAGCTCCCTGAGTTGCAGCGAATGCTCCAGCTACGCCTTGAATCGATTGTCCAAATGCTTTAAATTTAGCATCCGGATCGAATGCCTCGATAGTCGCTTTAGCATCACCGATTCTATCCTTTAATTCGGCAGCTCTCGAAGCCGCTGCTGCAATCTCTGCACCAGTTGCTCCGGCTGTATTTTGAAGTCTAGCTAGTTCCTGGACAGCCTCTCGAAGTTGTCCTCTCAGACTCTTGGTGTCCGCTACTAGGTTAATCCCTACTGTTTCATTTACTGCCATTACGCGTATGTTAGTTCAATTACTCTTAATAATTCTACTTGTGTAGTCTTTGGAACGCTAGGATTAAAGTCATTGACTTTGTTTAATCTCCACAGAGCGCCATCGATTAGGATTAGCTTTGCAAAGTCTAGCGAATAGATGTCTTGCAAGTCTAGATATAAATAGCAAGTAAGGAGCTTACTATCTTTGGCAATAATCTCAGCTAAATAATCACCCCAGAATGAAGTAAATAAATTAGCTGAAGGATACTGAACCGATAGGCTAAATAATAATTCCTTAGGCACCCCGAAATTTATGTCCTTTGTAGGCAATGTCGGATGATCTAAATGACCTGCATACCCGTAGTAATTTATCTGAGCGCCTAGGTTAGTATTGGAAGGATAGATTCCTTTAATGTGGAAATTAGTGACTCCAGTTATTTTCTGGAACTGCATGATTCTGATATTAGAGTCACGACTTTCTTCCACATCATCAGAGCGATCGAATATCGATGCACAAAGCTTGTCATCTCCTGCTCTTTTAACTAAGACAGAAGGACTAAAAATAATATCTATATTAGTTCTGTCCTTTGTAAACTCGAATCCAGTGTCCTCTTTGCGATCGCCATAGCTTTCGCTGTACTTCTTATTGTATCGCTCATTGTAATAGTCATCGTCCTCCGTATATTGGAAGTCATAGAATCTAGCATTAAGCTCACTCATTGGCTTAATACTAATGTCCTGCGAATAATCCACTTTGTCAGTCCAATCGATTGCATTAGAAACCGGATCTTCTAAAAGGACCAGTCCAGTGTTATCTCCTGGCTCTCCATGAAGGAGCAGATCGCCAAAGTCATCTAGTTTTATAAAGCCTCCACCTATCTGATAGAAGTCAATGAATGGCTCAATAATGATATGCTTGTCTTTTGTGCGATCCTCATATACATAAAGATTAAACATCCTACAGATCGACATGAATAAGTCTTTTTGAAGGATTCCTTTAGGGATTAGATTAGGCATTGATAGCGATCCGTTATAAGTCGCTGGCAATGGGATCAAACTCTCTGATTCAAAACTGAAAGTAAATAAATCAGAAGTCCAAGTAAAATTCGGGCTTGTGCTTGTCGCTGTCCTAATGTTAATTTTGACTGTGTCTCCGTTGTTTAATTCTGCCTGGATTGTTTGATTTAAAGCAAAGTAAGTTTCTTGGTTATTGTTAGCGCCTAGAATGTAGGTGCCTATGATTGTGGTATTTTTATAAACCTCAATGAATACCTGCTGTTCAGTTGAAATCTTTCCATAACCTACAAGCTTGAAAGTTCCTAGTGTTCCAGATGTTCCAGTGAATGTAAATATATTCGATGCAACCGTGAACTGATTTAGGTTTGTTGAATTGAAGCTTAGTAAATCATTTGATCCTACAATCGTCACATTTGTAGACGTCGCATTTAACAAATTAGAAACCACCTGCTCCAAGGTTGCATAATTATTTGGAATAATTAAGGACCTAAAGAAGCTAGTATTTATGAAATCAGAGCTATAAGTATAGCCAGAAAAATCAATTATCTTATCCATTAATTCATGGACAAAGAAAGCAGGACGGAAAGCATCTAAGTGATAATCGTTTCCAGTTCCATTTAATGGACTTCTACAATTACCGTAATCAATTAGCGGATAAACTATCCCAGTGCCTGAAGCATTCCATGAGTTTTTAATGTTTGTCTCATTCCATGCCTGATCATATTGCTTAAAATGATTAGCAAGCTCAGTATCTTCTAGCAATTTATTAGCAATCGCGGAGGCAAATCCACCAAGCTCCCCAAATACTGCGCACTCGTATTCAATGACTCCATTTTTTACTTTGATTTCAAGCAGGCGAAGAACGCCTTTAAATACCTGGATTTTGTTTACAAATATCTTCGCATTCGTTTGCTTAGTCGGATCGAAATTATAACCAACAGATGGCAGATCTGTATTAACCCCGTAATTGTTAGCGCTAGTAAGGCTATAAATATGCCCAAAAATTTTATTGTTGTTAGCATTGCCTGGAACTGTAATCGTTTTCGAATACGTTGTATTCCTTGAGCTAAAGTCCTTGATGTCATCAATCGCCAAATTTAATTCCAAGCCAATATCTTCATAAATATCAAGCCGGCTATTCTCTAAAATTATTTCTGTAATCATTATTTAAATTGGCTAAACTGTTTGATACCCAGATCGAAGTTCAATTCGTAGTTAAATATCTTGTCTGAAGAGTTGTTCTTTTCCTGCCATGTCGTGCCGGTAAATACAATCGGATAATAGTTACCACCAAATTGGAAATAAATCTCGTTAGAAGCCAAAAGCTGAGATCCTAGATTGTAGTCATCGACAGTCAAATAGTCACTGATCACCAGGTAAGAATAATCGATGCCAGTTGTGAAGCTTCTTTTGCCACCATAAAATACATTAGACGAATCTTTAAAATCCATCGTTTTTGTTTCGACGTTAATTTCATAGCCTGAGCGTGTGTAAGTTTGACGATCCATTTTCTTGGACTGTCTTGAAAGTAATCTGAAAGCGAACTGATCATATCCTCCAAATTGATTTTGGAATACTATCTGAACCGGTGTAAATCTAGGCGCGCAGGTTTGGGTGATAGTTATCGAATCAGAGCCGATCGATACTCTATAAGCATAAGTGCTAGGCGTGATCTTAGTCGTGCCTAGGTAGGCGTTTATTGAAGCCGGAGACAAATCTAAAAGAATACCATGCACCGCAGAAGGTTGGAAGTTAGATCCAGTCGATGCGCTTCCATTATTTGATCCGTCCTCATTTAGATTCTGGATTGTAGCAGTTAGCGTATTAGCTAAGTCTGAATTAAAATAGGTAATTAGAAAGGATTCCCCCTGCACTACTTTGGCATTCGTGCGATCACGCGAAGTCAAGAACTTATTTGCATAGGTAGTGATTGGAGTGCGGAAAGGATCAAGCGAAAAGTTCCAACCCTTGTAAGAACCAGAAGTTAAATTCGGATAAGTTACTCCGCCATATTCTTCCCCGTAACGGATCGTGTAATCGACATGTAGGAAACCGTTTGCATTGCGGACAAATCCTGAGCCGTCATCGACAAATTGGCTTTGAAAGTAGTTTCTGACAATAGGTCCGAAATCAATGATCCCCAAATTGTTAGCGTCTGGATAGACTTTGAAGCTTGCGACGGTTGCAAGATTAATTTGTATGTCAAATACATATTTAAAATTGGTTAGTCCTACATTGTTAGAAGTTACTACAAACCAGAGCGCGTCATGGGCTGATGAGTAACTAGGGGGAACGCTGTTGATAGTAATAGCCATTAGCTAAAAGTTTGTTTAATGTTTAATGCAATATCTTGCCCTAATGCTTGAGCTAGTTTAGCCTGGAACTCAGGACCAAAAGCGATGTCAATGTTATCCTCAAAGAATCCAGTCCTTGATATACCTTTGCGCTTGATGTTTCTAGCTGTTGCGATCGCTAGATTTCTAAGCTTCTCTGTCTGATTTACAACATTTCCAAGAGTTCTTCTTCTCTGTTGTAAGCCAGTCAAATTTCTACGCTGGTCTTCATTACGGATGTAAGATTTATGGCGCAAATACCAGCGTGTAATCGAATCGATAAACCCACTAGATAAGCGTAAATTCTTAAAGCTATAAGGACTATTCGTCGGCTCATGGAAACCAGGAGGAAGTTTTCCTTTGAACCCTCCTATTCCTTTTACCCCTTTGTCATTGAAGTCGTAATACTTAGACGCTGGATTGCTTTTATCGTATCCAATAGTCAAAGAGTATTTAGTTCCGTTTTGAGTCACAGAGGAAACGACAATATCGGATAAATTACCGGTGTCGATTTTCTTTCTTTCTGTTAATCTCTTTTTAGCAAGCTCAATAAATTCGAAAGCAGCCTGCGCCATGATAGCCTCGACTGAATCTAGTTTGACCTCGCCACCTCTGGCGATTCCACCAAAATCAAAATCTGATCCTAAAGATGCCTGAGCCTGACTAATGCTTGCCATGTATTTTTTTTATTTGCTCGCGATCATGCGCGTTTTTACTCTTTAAATAGGACAAATCATTCAAGGCTTGAATTGTTGGAAGCTCGTAAACCTCAGACAATTTTATCCTTTCGTGCTCTGCGATGAGTGTAGCTTGGTAAATCCATCCAAAGCGTTGCATAAATCCTGAACCATTGTCTCGGCCTGCTCTTCCGTCATCCCTGCCTTCATCGATTCCGTCTTGAAATAGTCCGATAAACTCCTTATCGAGTCGTTGAATACTCGACAAAAAAAAACAATCGAACCGTAAACCTGCTCAAATGGCGCCTCCAAAATATCCTCAGCGTATTCCTCATGCTTAGCTGAATCGTATTTGGCTACCTTCCAACCTCTCCAGGTTTTCTTCATTGGCATCACCATAGACGCCGCAATCTTATGGATATTTAAAGCCACATCCGCACCAAAAAACTTCGTCTCTAGGTAGCGTGCATAAGGTATATTTCTAATATCATAGATGCACCGATACTTTCTGCCAGGCGTCTTAATAAAGTCCACCGGCTTAGGCTCTGGGAGCGTGTCAGTAATAAACTTTATTTTTAATAATTGCTTATTTAGATCCTTTACAGATAAGGAATCTATTTGGCTTTCTGTTTGGTAGGACAGAATTGCCAAAGATTTTACAGCAACATCTAGCTCTGTCAGCCCTTCAGTTTTCTGAAGAAGATTCTGAAGCTGGATCCACTGCCATACGGTTACATCTTTCCAAGTCATATCGATTATAAATAGCGTTTAAACAAAATTGTATTTACCGGTCCCAGCTTTGAAGTCTAGCTTACGCCAGGCTAAAGCTAAAGCCATTACACAGTCATCGTGAAATCCGCTAGGCGCTGAGTATTTAACGCCATTAGCAGAGTACTGATACTCGAATATCTCAAGTTCCTCCTGAATCATACCAGCAGGATAGTGAATCTTTTCCTGATGGATTGCAACCTGCAAGCCTAGCATTAGCTCTTGTTTAGATTGGCTTGTAAACTTAAAGCCCTCGATTGCTAATCCTTCGCGCTGTAGTTGCTCGACTACCGGATCACCTACTCCAGTGCTATCCACTAGCATCGGCATTCGCGGAAGCATTCTGATTTTATTCTGTGTGCTAGCCCAGTCGTTTTGAAAGCGATCAAAGTAAGCCACATTTCCATTCATGTCTAGCCCTATGATCACAGTCCAGTCGCTTGATTTAGCTAAGTCAATTCCAAAGACTTTGACCGGTTCTGAAGACATGGCAGAGATGCAATTTGAAAGCGCTTTAGATCCGAATGGATTGGCACTGTTCTCAGCTGGGTTAGCCATGTATTCCTGCTCAAAGACTACCTCAGGCAGAGCCATCCTAGCGCTGTCGATTTCATCGTCTGAGATGTGTGGATTATCATAGGAGCTAAACTTAAACGACTCCCATTCTAGTGATGGATCGACGCCCTTTAAATAAAGCGAATAAAAGAAGTTCTTCCCTTTAGGTGTTGAAAGGAATATCGCCTTCCCTTGAAAGTCTGTAAGCGTTGGACGAATGGCATTGTTCCAGCCCTCTTCTAGGTTAGGTATGAAGGACGCCTCATCGATGATCACATAGTGGAATTTTAAACCTCTGAGATTATCTAGGCGTTCGCCCGTAAAGAATCTGATCGAGCCTCCAGTGATTAGCTTAAAGGTTAGATCCGATCGGTTTGGGATTGCTACATTAGCCGGCATCAATAAGGCAAGCTCATCGAAGAACGCCTTCGCTAATAGATAAGTGGGTGTGATGTACGCGACGCGCTTCCCTTGCATGGATTCCAGGCAAGTGATTACTTGACAGATCAAGGACTTCCCCCAGCGTCTGCCTGACATTAACACCTTAAACCTTGCTTTTGAACTTAAGACCTTCGCTTGGTTAGTGTGTGGTCTAGGAAGGGTTATCTTCGTTTGCAAAGCTGATTATTACTTCTTGTTTTTCTTCGTTCTTAGCTCGATCCGTCCATCCTAAGAGATTCTTAGCATAGAAGATACCCTTTCCTTCATTGGCTACAATATCGGCCGCTAGAGCACGAAACATTTCATCGATTTCTTTGACCTCCTTGTGCAAAGGATGCTCTGATTTAGCTAGTACATTGTACCAATTAGAGCGCTTGTAAAATTCAGCGCCTTGCCTAGGTAGCCAAATCAAAAGAAAGTAGCTAATAGTCGGCAGGTGTCGCTCTCTAATGATACGAACTCCTGCACCAGTTGCGACTTCCTTGGTAGAATCTAGGCAATAGTCAATATATTTATTCGCCCACTCCATGATTAAATCAGAATCCCTGATCTTCTCGACTGGCTTCTTAGCTTTCACCGGTTTTTTCTCTTTCATTTCTTGAATAATAAGGACCAATCTGTAGGTATTGTCAAGCGTTTCTCTAAGCTATATCCGTATTCCGACATAAACTCGATCCATTGATCAGTGGATTTTATGTTGATGTGCCCCCACCAGGCGTCAAATTCTGGTGTGGTAGTGTAAGGAGTCGATGAAAGTAGCAGATATTTAGCCTCGATGTTCTCTAAATAGTCATTAATCTGCTCATCTGTTAGGTGTTCAAAGACCTCGATCGTCACAATTAGATCACATTGGTTTGGATAATTCTTTAAACCATGCAATAATTGCCCCCTCTTTTTAGCGAAAGCCTTGTGATACCTATTTGGCTCAATGCCGTAATAGTTTATTTTGAGCTTCGATAAGCATTCGCCTAGCGTTCCCATTCCTGCACCGATTTCGATTACGCTCTTAGGATCGTACTGCTCAATGATGTCAGCCGTAGCCTTCATGAGATTCCAATAGTCAGGATTCTCTGGAGTCACTCCGATGCTAATCTCATGATCAAAAAACTCTTTAGCAGTTGCACAGCTCATATGATTGTTTCTTTTGGTAAAAACTGATTACAATTTGTATGCTCTGGCGCCTGACTCATTCTGTAATCTCTGCCTAATCCTTGAGCAAGTGCAATAAAACTAGACTGATTGCCACTTACATATTTAGCGCCTAATTGTAACTGTGCTAATTCCAGGTAATCTTTGATTTCGTATCTTTCAATTAAATGCTTGTAAGGTTCATATTCAGATTCCAAACCTACAAAGTAAACCTTTTCAGAATTGTCTTTTAAGAAATTGATTTCTTTAATCCAGTCTGTGCTAGGGTTTACATATCTAGGAGTGATATTAATAAAGCTATTATTGGATTTTATCGGATTAACTTTTATCCAGCCATCCTTCCAGGTTTCGTCTATAATTTGAAAGCTTTGCAAGTGTAACTGTACTAAGTGAGTCAAATGCAAATCTATATTTGCTCGGAATAAATCTAAGTTATAAACTATATCAGAAGCTTCGCTTCCTTTTCTTACTTCATGAATATAATCCTGGGATTCCAATAAAGGCAGAATCGTATTGTATAAACCATCTGGTAAACTTACATAGAATATGCCTCCGCCTAATGCCTTAATTGTAGGCATAGAATAAATCACGTCTCCAGTCGCACCACCATGATAAAAGCTATTCATATTTATTTCTGATTATCTATCTGTTCTAATTTTCTAATAGCCCACTCAATGCCTTCAGTTCCTCCCCAGGCATCCCACATCAAACCGCCACAGCCTTCGCCATAGGGAACGTCTTTGTTTTGCTGGTGTCTTTTGAAGCTTGCCATTCTTGCAATAGTATCGCGTGATATTGGCTCCTTGTTTGCTAGCTGATTAGCTCTGATCTTTCCTACCGGAGTTCCGCAGGATCCCCAGCCATTTTCCTCAGCGTACTTAAGTGCTCGCTTAGCGTTGTTAGTCGCGCTCTCTGGATAGTCATTAAACGACTCAGCAAACGCGCCACCGGCTAAGATAGCCTGATAGACTTCGATTGCTTTCTCTTCAGTATCGTAGATGCAAGCACCTGATCCTATTCTATATTTTCCGTTTGAGCATTTAATGACCGGCATATTATTCGATTAGTTTTGAATAAATAGCAAATCGAGCCTCATTAATTTTGAAGATGTCATAATGCTCCCGGACGTACTCCCCATTCCGATAGCCAAAGTCATCGCGCATCTGCTTGCTGAATGCCATTCGTTTAATGTCACGCTCCCAGTTATCCACTTCGAAGATCGTAGGGATGTCATCATAAGGCGCGCGCTTGTAGGTTAGTATCGGGATATTCTTAGCCCCTGCCTCTAGCGCCTTTAGGTTTGATTTTAGTCTGTTGAATTTGTTATCCAATAAAGGCACTAAAAGCATATCAGCTTCAAGGTAAAAATTCATGTATAGATCCACCGGCAAGGATTCGATGATTTTGTATTCAAGCTTCTCATTAGCAGTGTATAGATTTCCCATCTGATTCCAGTGCCATTTATTAAACTCATTCCAACCGCAAAGAAGCATCCTAGTATTTTCTCTAAATACCCTAGACTTTGCAAGCTCCTCGATCGGTCTCTTTAATTGCTGTATATCTGGATAGTGAGTGATCGATCCGGTGTGAGCTATTGTCACTCTGTCATTATCCTTCTTGATTGCTGTGAATTGGTCCTTGTCAAATGGCAAAGCATTAGGCAGGATTTCACAGTTTTTATTTATCTGGATTATTTCTAAATAAAGACGATTGTGTGTCGTGGTTACAAGATCAGCGTATCGAATAAAGTCCTTGATGATTCTAGTAATCCCTAGCTTTCTATAAGTGCCAGCGCTTAGATGCTTATCGAATAGGCTCCAATAGTCATCGATGTCTACCACCAATTTAAATCCAAACTTCTGACGCCATTCTAGGAGCTGAAGTAGTGGCACAGATTCAAGGAACCTATTAATTACCACCACATTAAAATTCTTTTCTTTTAGTAACTCCTCTGTGATTGTGTCAGTAATCAGGCAATACTCCTTTTCCATGATCGACAAAGGAAGCGCCAGTCTGTGGTAGGTTAC